ACTAAACAAACATTTGACCGGAGCTAATATCACCTGCGGAATCATCAACGGACAAGTGCCTGTAAATAAACGGCACGAGATAATCAAAGACTTCCAAGAGACAGATAACATTAGAGTCTTGATAATCCAACCTCAAGCAGCGTCTCACGGGTTAACACTAACTGCTGCTAATGTAATCATTTGGTATGCTCCTGTGACCAGCGTAGAAACATACTTGCAAGCCAATGCACGTATTAATCGTCCGGGGCAAAAGAACCCTATGACCATTGTGCATATCAAAGGAAGCGAAGTAGAAGCTAGGCTTTACAAAATGTTACAAAATAATATAGATAGCCACACAAAAATAATTGACCTATACAGACAAGAAATTGAAGAAATAGCTTGACATTGTCAAAGTCATTGGTATACTAGTGGTTCGTAGTTAGAAGGAGCTAAAAATGGAAGATGTACAAACAGACAAGCTTGCCGAGATTTACATCAAAATTAGAGACAAGCGAGCTGAGATTAAAGAGTTGTACGAGCAACAAGACGAAGAGTTAAAAGCTCAACAGGACTTGCTCGCAGAAAAGATGCTAGACGTATGTCGTGAAAACAATGCCGATAGCATTAAAACACCAGCAGGGACAATTATTCGTAAAGTGGATACACGGTACTGGACGACTGATTGGGATTCTATGTATCAGTTCATACAAGAACATGATGCCTACCCCCTGCTCGAGAAGAGGATACATCAAACTAACCTCAAGCAGTTTCTCGAAGAGAATCCAAATCTGTTACCTGCTGGTTTACAAGCGGACAGTAAATACACCGTGGTTGTTAGAAGGAGCAAAACATGAGTAATATTTCTATTTTTCAGCAGCAAAACACAGTAGCAACTAATCGTGAGGTTAGCGAATTATCTAAAGCCCTAGCGGATAGCGGTGGCGGTTCTACTAGCCGTCGTATCACCATGTCCAAAGGCGTATTCCGTCGCATTGTAAACGGCAAAGAAGCTGGCAAAGTTAAGGATGGTTTCTTAAACGTAATCGTTATTAACGCATTGCCAAAGGTATCCCGTCAGTTCTACGCTACTGCGTTTGATCCTGATGCTGCCCCAACTCTGCCTGATTGCTGGTCTAATCAAGGCGATGTACCTGACTCCAAAGCTGCCAATGCTCAGTCCACAAGTTGCGCTACCTGCCCACAGAATATAGATGGTTCAGGCGCCAACGGCAAAGGTCGTGCATGTCGCTTTAATCGTCGTATCGCTGTGTTGCTTGAGAACGATATGAGTGGCGATATTTACCAATTTAATATCCCTGCCAAATCTTTGTTTGGTAAAGGTGTTGGTAATACCCATCCGTTTGAAAGCTACATCAAGTTCCTGCCAGCTAACGGCGAGAGCATTGATCGCATCATTACTCAGATTGCATTTGACGAAAACGAGACGGCTGATGTGCTGAAGTTCACTCCAGTACGTCACTTAACCGACGAAGAGATTGATGTTGTAGAAGCGGCGCAATCTACTCAAGAGTCCAAGCGAGTTATTCAATTAACCGTAGCTCAGCAAGATGGTGTTGTTAAGTTGCCACCTGCGGTTGCTAAAGAGCCTGTCGAAGAAGTAATTGATGAGCCTGTTGTTAAACGAGCTAAGAAAGCTGAGGTGCCTCCTGCCGCACCAAAAGCAAAACTAGCAGATGTTGTTAGTGCTTGGTCGGATAACTAATAATGAGTTACGGCTATAGTGCCAAGACTATTCAGCTTAATAAACAGGCTGATAGCAGTAGGCTTGGTGTTGCTCTTGGTAAAGCGGCTATAAAACTAGGTATATCAGTTGCAGATGTAGCAACCACTATTGGGGTTAGCAGGCAAACGATATACAACTGGTTTGTGGGTTCGTACGAACCCGATAAACGCTACGTTAAGAACGTAACTAAATTACTGAATAGTCTTACTAAGCACATTAAAGAATCAAAACTTAAGTAATAAAGAGCATCACCGGAAGGTGAGGGGGGAGTAGTCCCCCCTTTTTTCCCCCTAACAACGAGACGAGAATGGCAAATATTGACCTATTAAACAGAGTGCAAAGCCCCAACGGGTGGCTTACCGTGCTTGGCTTAAAGGGTAAATCTGCTATACAAGAGCTTGTTCAAACACGAGAAGAATTTGATACGCACGTAAAAGACTTTCTGTCCAAAGGCAGAGATGTGTATTTTGGTGTTGCTAAGTTTGAGACAAATCTAAATCGTAAAAAAGAGAACGTAAAAGATCTCAAAGCATTTTGGCTTGACTTAGATTGCGGTGAAGCAAAAGCAGAATTAAATCCAAAAACAAATCGTCCTGATGGCTATATAGATCAAGCAACGGGTTTACAAGCGTTGCAAGCCTTCTGCAAATTAATCGGATTACCAAAGCCTTTACTTGTTAACTCAGGTAGGGGCATCCATGCGTATTGGCCCCTTGTTAACCCTGTTAGTAGGGAGGAGTGGGAGCCAGTTGCTAATCGTTTGAATGAACTATGTGTATTGCATAACCTTTATGTCGATGCAAGTGTATTTGAAATAGCTAGGGTGCTTAGAGTTCCCGGTACATTGAACTTTAAAGATAATCCACCTAAGCCAGTAGAAATAATCTGTGATGCACCAGATGTTGAGTACGAAACATTTAAGAACTTACTCGGTGTAAAGGAAGCGCCTAAGAAGCCAACGGCTCCTAGAGAACTAAGTGAGTTACAAAAAGCTATGGCTGCTAACACCGTATCTAGGTTTAGTAAGATTATGATTCGCAGTGCCAACAATGAAGGTTGTGCACAGTTGTTGTACCAGTATCAAAACCAAGAATCTGTATCCGAACCTATGTGGTTCAATGCGTTATCTATTGCCCATCGTTGCGTAGACAGAGAGACTGCGATTCATAAGATCTCGGAAAGACACCCTGACTATTCACCCGAAGACACAGAAGATAAAGCTAGCCATACAGCGTTTGCTCAGCGTTGCAGTACGTTTGAGAAAAATAACCCGGGCGGTTGCGAGGGTTGCCAGTGGAAAGGACGTATTGGTTCACCTATTGCCCTAGGTAGAGAAATAGTAAAGGCAGAAGAAACTGAAGTCCACGAGACACAGGAACTAGATGATGCCGTAACGTACAAGATACCCTCGTACCCATTCCCGTATTTCCGTGGGAAGAACGGTGGCATCTACATAACAATCAAGGATGAGGAAGAATCAGAGCCCATCTGCGTGTATGAGCATGACTTATATATCGTAAAGCGTATGCATGACCCTGACCCTGCGGTTGGTGAGCTTGTATTGTTGCGGTTGCATTTACCTAAAGATGACGTGCGGGAGTTTACTATCCCTCTTTCTACCGTGGCAGTAAAAGAAAGATTACGTGAAGCGTTGTCAACAAAAGGCGTTGCAGGGATGCCAAAGCAAATGGATCAACTAATGGCATTTTTGATGTCATTTATTAAAGAATTGCAGTACAAAGGAAAGGCAGAACTTATGAGGACACAATTTGGCTGGGTAGATAAGAACAGCAAATTTATTATTGGCGATAGAGAGATTAGCAAAGACGGTACATTCCATAGCCCACCCTCTGCAAATACAAAAGCGTTTGCGGACGTTATGCACCCAAAAGGCACACTAGAGAAATGGAAAGAGGTATTTAACCTGTATGGTGCACCGGGGCTAGAACCCCATGCGTTTGCTGCGCTTACTGCGTTTGGCGCGCCGCTTCTTAAGTTTACTGGTCATAGCGGAGCAATCATAAATGTCATCCACAAAGAATCAGGCACGGGTAAATCTACTGCGTTGTATATGTGCAACAGTGTGTATGGGCACCCCGATAGACTAGCTGCAATCTGGAAAGACACCCTAGCAGCCAAGATGTTACATCTAGGGATTATGAATAACCTACCCTTTACGATTGACGAAATTACCAACATTAGCCCTGCCGAGTTCTCTACGCTGGCTTATAGCATGTCTCAAGGTCGTGGTGCTAACAGGTCTAGGTCGGATAAAAACGAGATGCGTATTAACAATACCACTTGGCAGACCATATCTTTGGCGAGTTCAAATGCTAGCTTCTATGAGAAGTTAGGAGTGCACAAGAACAGTCCGGATGGTGAAAGCATGCGCCTATTAGAGTATCAGATCCATCCAAGCAATATTATCCCTGTGCACGTGGCTAAGGAGATGTTTGACCACCAACTAAAGGAAAACTACGGGCATGCTGGGGACATCTACTGCACCTACTTACTAGGTAATCTAGAGGATACAGTCAGTAACTTGTTGGCAATCCAAGCCAAGATTGATAAAGAGATGCGCCTAACCAGCAAGGAGCGTTTTTGGTCTGCACTTATTGCTTGTAACATAACAGGTGGTTTGGTTGCACGTATGCTTGGGTTGCACGATTACGATATGAAAGCCATATACGCATGGGCTATGCAGATGTTAACCACAGTACGCCAAGACATTGCACCTCCAGCTAATAACGCTGCGGCTATTATTGGTGACTACCTTAACCGTAACATACAAAGCATGTTGGTTGTAAACAACGAGGTGGATAAACGTACCAATATGCACTCAGTGCCTGTACAGGAGCCACGGGCTGATTTAAAGATACGTTATGAACCCGATACTAAGATGATGTACATAGTAGCCAAAGACTTTAAGAAAGACTGTGTGGAATCACAAGCCCCATACAAAGAGACACTTAATGAGTTAAAAGCCCGTGGTATTTACGTAAAAGCCGATACCAAGCAGATGTCTAAGGGTATGCGTGTTACATCTCCTGGGGTTCATGCATTGTTCTTTGATTGCTCTGTACCTGACTTTATTGATATGGATGCGGTTGTAGCACCGATTATCGAGCATGCTAGTAGAGAAGATTAGTTATAACGTCAATTGGAGAAACTTTAAGGTAGGGTATTCGATCTTCATACCTTGCCTTGATCCTGATGCCGCCAAGAAAGACATCCTACGTGTTACAAAAAGGCTAAAGATAGAAGTTATATTTAAGACTGTTATTAATGAAGGAGTGAAAGGTTTACGCATCTGGAGAATTTAACTATACTCGAGCACAGAACAGCTCGTCTGTTTCTCCTCGGAAGTTAGCTCCTTCCACACCTTTACCCCCCGCCCAGTGCGGGGGTTTTTTATCTAAGTGGGTTAACAGCTCGAACGCTAGGCATCAAAATATCTTCTTTTGACTCTGGTATATATAAACCACGCTCTACTAAGTCTTTGCGTTTTTCGTAAGACTCTAAAGAACGTTCAATTGTGTCGTCATCTATTTCATAATCGTCGTGCGGGTACCGGCGATTGTGTTTATCAATATTTTTAAATATTCTTCCAACTTCTTCAGGTGATTTACCAGTTGTAGTTGCTTCATTAAGCTCTTTTAGTAGCTTAGATTTATCCGCACTAGCTTGTTTATCTTCTTGTGCGTATTTAAAATTTCTTTCTTGTAAACGACTTAAACGAGTAGGTTGAAACCCTAATGCCTGAGCAGCAATATTTAAATTGTTTAATTCATATCTACGTAAAATCATATCGCCAGCTTGGCTTTTGGCGCCTTCTTCACTTAGCCGTGCTGCAACTAATGGGGCTTTAAAGAACGCAGGGGCAATTTTTTCTAAACCTCGTTGAATTTTGCCGTTACCAAAGTCGTCTATTGCACTTAGTGCATTACTTCCAACAGAGATAGACGGACCTAAATTAGCAGCAAGGAAGTTGAGCACAGTCTCTTTGGTAGTAGCGCCCATTTTTGCTTCTCTAAACCACAAACCGTCATAAGACGTACGAGATCCAATATTCATGTCTGTAAGTACGGATGCAGGACCTTTTTCCAATACCTCACTAAGCCAATGATCTCTTCCATCTAAACCTGGTATAACGATATGCCCAAAAGTTTCTGGTAAAAACTCATAACGGAAACGCATATCTGAGTCGTATACAGTTAATGGGTTATTAAGCCTGCGTTTACGCATCTCATCTTCATCGCCAAAGAGATAGTCATATAAATTAATGAGACTAGTAATTACGCCGTAAAGAGGAGACCCGACTAAACCGTGGAATATGGCACCCATTAAAATAACTTGACTTAGTTTGTGTGCGGCTGAACGACCTTCAGCATCTAGCAATCCTTTATTAATAACAGCGTAACCATTACGTAAAAACCATGAACTCATAAATGCGGAGTAGGTTTTAAATTGTAAGATTGTTTTACCTACGGCATTACGCCAGCTACGTGGACGTTGTGCTGCATCATAACGACCAAGTAACTCTTGAGTATTTATAACTGCTTTTTTTACTGATTCCTCAAAATTACCTGTTTTTTCAAACTCTAACTCAAAACTCATACCAAAGGTAATCTCACGGCTAATACGCTCAGAGCCA